CACACGCGCGAGTTTTTCCCAACTTTCTGATTTCGAGTTATCAATATGGGCGCTAGAGGCTTCCAACCACGACCGGACAGCAAGCGCGGCACCGTCGCCAACGGCGGCGTCATTCCCGAGCCGATTCAGGAAGACATCACCCCGCCCGTCTGGTGCAAGTCCGACCGGCTGAAGCTATTCCAGAAGCTCGTAGCCGAGAACCGCGCCGCGGGCGTGGCTATCCGGCAGGTGGACGCAGACCAATACGCCGAACTGGCAGACGCCATGATCGAGCGGCGGAACGAAACCGACGGACGAACGAAGCTCGCCTGGGGCCGACAGATCGACGAACTACGCTCGCAGCTCAACATCGGGCCGCGTAACCGGCAACGGGCCGGAATTAAGGACACTCGCAAGCCGACGGCGCTATCGCCCACGCTGGCGCTGATTGCAAGGGCGAAGGGCCTGTAGAAACACTGCCGAGACGGCGGGCGGAGAAGAAAGTGCCGAAGAGGATTGATTTGACCGGCCAGCGGTTTGGGCGGCTGGTGGTGATTGGTAGCGCCGGTTCAGCGGTTGTTGGCCGATCAGTAAAAGCAGTTTGGAAATGCGCATGCGATTGCGGGGTTGAATGCCTACGGCCTACAGGCCACCTGAAATACAAGCTTTCAGCATCGTGTGGGTGTGGCAAGCGTGAAAACTGGGAGCGATTGGTATCCAAGTTAAAGGCCACCGGCCAGGCAAACCAATCGGAGCATTGGTCTAAATTTACCACCCATATCTGTAAGCAGCATGGTTACTTACGGGTGCGTTGGCGCGGAAAGCTTCATCAGGTTCATCGCCTTGTGTGGGAAGACGTTCACAAGCGCCCCCTCCAGCCGTTCGAGGAAGTCCACCACAAAAACGGCATCCGCACCGACAACCGGCCTGAAAACCTGGAGTTGAAGGTTAAGCCGCACGGCGCCGGGCAACTCCCCGAAGACATCATCAAGGCGACGACGCCGGAAGAAATGGAAGTAGTGTTCAAGCTCGCGCAGGCTTACGCAAGCGTCATCGGCGCACAAGTAGTATGGAATCCTCCTATTTCGACGCCGAAGCCGTAAACACCGCTTGCGCCTTCGCCGAAACGCTCACGCTCACGAAGTCCACAAAGAGCCGGCGCCCGGAGCCGCTGGTACTTCTCCCGCACAGCAAAAAGCTGGTGGCTAACATCTTCGGCTGGAAACGGGCCGACGGATCGCGGCTGATCCGCAAGGTGTTTGCCTCATTCGGCCGCAAGCAGGCTAAAACGCAGACGGCCGCCATCATCGCTCTGATCGTGTTTTTCCTGGACCCGGAGCCCGAGCAGGAGCTCTACATGGCCGCAACCGACGCGCCGCAAGCGTCGATCTGCTTCGAGGCCATCTGGTCGATGATCCGCACGAACCCAGCGCTGCTAGAGTTGGTCGAGCCGACGCTATCACAGAAAAAGATCGTTCATCGGGAAACCGGCTCGATTATCCGGGCGCTATCCGCTGACGGCAAAGGAAAGCACGGCTACAACCCTTCGCTGGTAGTTTTTGACGAGCTCCACGCCTGGGGGCCAGCCGAGCAGGAACTACTGGCCGCGCTCACCACCGGCAGCATGTCGCGCCGGGAGCCGCTGGAAATCATCATCACGACGGCCGGAAGCAGCCAAGAAACAATCTGCTACCGCGAATACGAATACGCGCGCCGGGTGCTATCGGGCGAGGTAACCGACCCATCCTACCTGCCGCTGATCTACGAAGTCCCGAAGGACGCCGATTGGACCGATAAAAAGCTATGGCCGCTGGCTCTCCCGCTCCTCGAAACCGGACACCAAAAGATAGAAGAGTACAAGCGCAAGTTTGACGAGGCCATGGCCCGCCCGGACCTACAGAACCAGTTCCGGCGCCTGTACCTGAACCAGTGGACCTCCGCAGAAACCCAATGGATTCCGATTCACGAATGGGACGTCTGCGCATCACCCACGCCGATTGACTGGGCGGAACTTCGCCGATATCCCTGCTACGGCGGGCTCGACCTTGCCGCGGTACACGATCTAACGGCATTCTCTCTGTGCTGGCCGGTGGGCGAAAAAGTCTATTACAAAGTCTGGGCATACCTGCCTGGCGAGCGTATCGAAGACCGAAGCAAACGCGACGGCGTCCCCTATGCACAGTGGGCGGCTGACGGCCACATCCGGCTTACGCCGGGAACTACAACCGACTGGCGCTATGTCACCGCCCACATCAAAGAACTGGCCGACGATTACGACATTAAGGCGATCGCATTCGACCGATACGGCGCGCGCGACACCGCCCGAGAATTACAAGACGCCGGGCTAGACGTGATCGACTTCGGGCAAGGCTATCAGTCCATGAGCCCGGCCTGTAGGCGGTTTGAAAAGCTGGTTTACGACCGGGCCGCCGTACATGAAGGCTCGCCGCTGGTCCGCTGGTCCGTTGACTGCACGCAGATCACGCAGGCGCCGGGCGACCTCATCAAGCCGGTGAAGCCCGAGCGGATGAAGAACTCGAAGCGAATCGACCCGGTTATTGCAATGGCGATGGCGACGGGGATTGCGATTATCGGCCAGCCAATGAAATCCATATGGGAAGCAGGCAACCTTGAACCTTTTTGGCAAAATACTAACTAAACTCGGAGCTTCTGAACCGCCTGATTCTGACTTCTGGTACCGCTCAGTAGCGCCGTCATTCGGCTCATTTCTCGGTCAGTTCGATAGCACTGAGGGTGCCCTTCGCATCAATGCGTTGAACGCTTGCGTGCGCTTGCGCTCCGAAACCATCGGCTCTCTGCCCTGCCAGGTCTTCAGGCGTACCGGCGAAGGCCGCGAGCTGGCGCGTGACCACGAACTGTACTACCTCCTTCACGATGCGCCCAATGACGCCATGAGCGCGTTCGAGTTTTGGCAGGTGGCGGAGCAGTCCCTCTGCACGGACGGCAACTTCTACGCGCTTATCCGCGTGGACCGGCGCGCCGCGGTGGCCGAGCTTGTTCCGCTCGACTCCTCGAAAATGGACGTGCGTAAGGACGCGGAAACCGGCTTGCTGGTCTACCTCTACCGCGAAGGCGCAACCACCCGCGAGTATGTGCAGGGCGACATCCTCCATATTCCCGGCATGGGCTACGACGGCGTGACGCGGCTCAAGGGCATGAATCCGCTGGCCTACATGCGCCAGTCGCTTGAGCTCGCCGCCAGCGCCGAAAGCTACGGAGCGAACTACTTCCGCAACAATGCGGCGCCGATGGCTTACATCACGTCGCCGAACTCGCTTGCTGATCCGGCAAAGTTCCAGCTCCTCGACTACATGATGCAGCGCTTCGGCGGCGTGAAGAACGCCGGGAAGCTGGGCATTCTAGACGGTGGCATGGAAATCAAGACTGTACCCGTGAACCACACGGACATGCAATATCTGGAACTCCGCAAGTTTCAAATCGAAGAGATTGCCCGCGCGTATCGAGTGCCGCTGCACATGATCGGCGAACTGGCGCGAAGCACGAACAATAACATCGAGCACCAGGGCCTTGAGTGGGCAACCAACACCATTCGCCCGGAATGCACCCGTATCGAACGGCGCATCAATATGCAGCTATTCGGGCCGCGCGAGTCTGAGCGATTCTATGCCGAGTTCAATTTGGATGCACTCATGCGCGGGGATAGCGCGGGCCGCGCGGCTTACCTTTCCGCCATGCGCAACATCGGTGTCCTGAACGCCAATGAAATTCGCGCCATTGACAACCGCAACCCCTACGAGGGCGGCGAAGTGTACATGGTGCAGGGCGCGATGATCCCGGTGGCGATGGCCGGGCAACAGCAACAGCAGAAAGCGGTGGCGCAGTGAAAACGACATTCATCCTTGGCGGGCAAGTCCTCGCCGCTCAACCCAACGCGCCAGAAGTCCGTGAAATCATGTTCTACGCGGGCACGCCCGTGCTGCGCACCGACGGCCGGAAGATGTTCCACCTCTCGTTTTCTCTGGACGAAGGCGCCGTGGATCTGTCGTTTCTGAATAGCGGCCGGGCCCCGTTCGTTGTGGATCACGTCGAAGACATTGACCACACGTTAGGCGTCATCGAGCGCGCCGAAATCAAAGGAACCGGTCGGGCCTTCGTCCGCTTCTCAGACCGACAGGAGATGGCCGGGCTCATCGGCGACATCAAAAGTGGCGTGCTCGCCAACGTCTCCATGGGCGCGCGAATCACCGGCGAACTCGTAAAGGCCGAACCGGTCGAGACTGGCGTTCCGCATCTTTGCGCTACCAAGTGGCAGCCGTTCCACGTCTCGCTCGTCTCGCGCGGTGCTGACCCATCCGCCCAATTTCTGAGTGACTGCCAAATGGAAGTACCGGCAAAACTTTTCACCGACCTCTCTGCACCCTCTGGCGCGGCCAGCGAAGCAGACGACAGCAAAGCCAGAGCCGAGTACGAATACATTCGACTCCGCTCATCCGCTCGCTGAATACCAACCAACACACACGCGCCACCGGCATGGAATGCCGGTTCAAGGACGCGCGCAATGGAGCCCCTATGAAGAAAAAGCAACTGCTTGAACAGCTTGCCGCGCTCAAAGCTAAACGCGAGGCGCTTACCGCTGTCGCCGAGCCCGACAACATCACGGAACACCTCGCCGCCACCAAGGCAGCCATTGCTGAAGAGGCAGGAGTGCAAGAGCAGCTTGACGCCTACGCGGAAATGGAAAAACTGGCCAAGGCAAATGTGACCCGTCAGCCGGCGGTGGTTCTCAGCGACAACGAAGCCAAGCGGCCCTTCGAGAACTTTGGCGAGCAGCTTTTCGCCATCGCTTGCGCGCAGAGCCCGCGCGGCTCTTTCCAGGGGCAGGGCGGCACTATTGATAAGCGCCTGATGGAAACCAACCTCGCCGCGTCGGGCATGAACTCGACCGTTGGCACTGAGGGCGGGTTCCTGATGCAGACCGACTTTAGCACCGCGATTCTCGCGAAAGCCGCGGAATTGGGCCGCATTGCGCCGGGATGCTTCACCATTCCGATCTCCGAAGGGTTCGATGGCGTCGAACTGCCATACATCGACGAAACCTCCCGCGCGACTGGCTCTCGCTGGGGTGGCGTTCGCGTGTACCGCGCGGCCGAAACCGACGCGCCGACGTCTTCCAAGCCGAAAATCAACCGGATGGAACTCAAGTTGGAGTCACTGAAGGGCCTTGCCTACGTCAGCGAGCGCCAAATCCGCAATTCCGCCGCCACATCCGCCATCCTGCAAAACGCGTTTTCCTCGGAATTCGCGTTTGTGAAGGACAACGAAATCTGGCGCGGTACTGGCGTCGGCGAGTGCCTGGGCTTTGCAACGCAAGCGCATGAAGGCACGGCTTTGCTGGTGCAGGTTGCGAAGAAGGCCGCGCAGACCGCCGCCACCTTCGTGATTGAAAACGCCACGGCCATGCTGTCCCGGCTGTACGCCGATCCGGGCGATACGGTCGAATGGCTCCTCAACCGCGACTGCATCGGCCAGCTTCCATTGATGACCATTGGCCAGCAGCCGGTGTTTCTGCCGAACAACAACGCGGCGGGCTCCCCGTACTACGGCACTTTGTTTGGCTATCCCATCCGCATCGTGGAGCAGGCTGAAACCCTCGGCACCGCTGGCGATGTGGTGCTGGCGAACAAGTCGAAATACGCGCTTATCGAGCAAGGTGGCCTCCGCTCGGCCACGTCCATGCACGTCCGCTTCATTTACGACGAAATGGCGTTCAAGTGGAGCCATGATTTCAACGGACAGTGCATCGTCAAAAAGCCGATCACGCCGTTCAAGGGCAGCAACACACTGTCTCCGTTCGTGACCACCGCCGTCCGCGCCTAATCCACCGGAGGGCGGCTAACCACCGCCCTCGCCTACGAAGCCACAAGGAAAACTCATTATGCGTTACGAATCTCTCGCTACGAAGCATGTGGTCAAGGGCCTGGACCCGGTGGCCGATGCGTTCGCCGGCACGACCGGCTCAGATATCGTGGACATCACCGGCCACCAGTCCGCGACGTTCATCATCTACAAGGGCGTCGGCGCCACTGGCACGTCGACCGTCACTGTCGAAGCCTGCGACGACGTCACTCCGAGTAACACGACGGCGGTTCCGTTCTACTACCGCGCCATCACCCCCAACGACACGAACGGCGCTATGACAGCCGCCACCACGGCGGGCTTCGCTACCACGGCGGGCAGCTCGCAGGTGTACGTCATCGAAGTGGATCAAGCCGAACTTGCAAGCGTCGGCTATAAGTACGTGCGCTTGAAGATGGTGGAAGTGGTTGATTCCCCTGTCCTCGGCGGCATCCTGATCGTGCTGAACAACCCGCGCTTCGGGAATTCCACGACCAACTCCGTTATCGACTAACCCTCTCTCTCCTGACCGGGGCGGCTCCTCCGCCCCGCCCTTTCACCTATGACCTCCCACGCCTACCAACTCGTCACCGCGCCCACCGAATTCGCCATCACCGATGCGCAAATGGAGGCGCACGCGCGCGCGGCAGGGCAACCGCCCGAGCAGTATCAGCCGTATGTGCGGGCGGCGCAGGCATACGTTGAGACGATCACCGGGCGCAAGCTGGTGACGCAGACTTGGAAGTGGTTCCTGGACTCCTGGCCATTCGGCGATAGGTTCGACCTGCCGTTTGGCCAGCTCCAGTCTGTCACCCACGTGAAATACACCGACACGGCGGGCACGCAGACTACGTTTTCGACGGACTACTGGGAAGTATCCACCGCCCGCGATCCGGGAGTCCTTGCCCTGTCCTACAACCAATCTTGGCCATCCACAACCCTGCGCGTCCTCGACCCTATCGAAATTCAGTTCGTTTGCGGGTGGACCACGGCAGCGGATGCGCCATACGAGATTCAGGCGGCTATTCTACTCATCGCTGCGCACCTGTACGAGCACCGCGAAGATGTCGTCCTCGGCAACTCGGCCAGCGTCGAAAGCAAGGCGCTGGAACTGGGCAGCCGGGCGCTGTTGGTGAATTGGAGGATCTGGTAATGCGCGCCGGCACCCTCCGCCACTGGCTCCTGATCGAACAGAAAAGCCTATCCGTCGATACCAACGGCGACCGCACGGAAACATGGTCTACCTTCTCCGAGTGCTGGGGCTCCATCGAAACCAGCGGCGGGCGCGAGTTCTTCCAGGCGAAGCAAACGATTTCCGATCTCTCGCACTCCATCACCGTCCGGTTCAAGGCCGGGTACACGCCAGACATGCGCGTGAAGTTCACGGACCCGAAAAACTCGGACGCCGCCCGCTACTTCAACATCCGCGCCATCGCCAACCCGGACGAGCGAAACGAAATGCTTTCGCTCCAATGCTCTGAGGTCACGATTTGAATATCAAAATCGAAGGCATGGTCGAGCTCGCCGGGCAACTGGAGAAGCTCAAGAAAACCGCGCAAGGTGCCGAAGTGCGCGCGGCGTTGCTCGACGGGGCGAACCTCATCAGCGACGCGGCCAAAGCCCGCGCGCCAGTGGCACCCTATGCGACGAATTACCGGGGCCGGGCCATCGCCCCTGGCGGGCTGAAAAGATCGCTCTCCGCCGCCGCTGGGCGGCAATTTAAGACATTCCTGCAAGCATACGCCTACACGCTCAAGCAGGCGGCACCACACGCGCATCTGGTCGAGTTCGGCACAAAGGCGCACACGGTCACGCCGAAGGATAAAAAGTTCCTCATGTTCGGCAACCTGTTCAAGCGCTTCGCAAAGAAAGTGCAGCATCCCGGCAGCCGTCCGATTCCGTTCTTCCGCGATGCCATCCGGGCGCAGCGCAACAACGTAAAGCGGCTGCTGGAAGCCCGCGTCAAAGCAGCATTTGATGCGCTCGGGCGGGCCGCATGAGGATCTACCAGGCGCTCTACAAGTACCTCCAGACCATATCGGCCATCACCGACCTGACCGGTACGCGGGTGTACGACATGCACGCCGATCAAGGGCGCGTAGTGGACTATCCGGCCATCGTCATCGAAGTGATCGACTCCGCTCCGTTCCATTCCATCGGCTCGACCGCGCCGACGGCCACACGCCGCCTCGTGGCGCTGTATTGCATGGCGCAAGGCAACCCGAAGGCAGCGGAAGACCTGGCCGATCTGGTCTACGCCAACGTCATCAACCACGCCGCCGAAATCACCACCGCGGCCGGCTCGCTAACGGTTCACAGCACGCACCTCAACGGGCGCCGCAATGAGTTTGAAAACGACCTGGAGACGAGCGCAAAGCTCTACTCCGTGGTCCTGGAATTTGACATCATCCACGCCATTTAGGCGCGGGTGCCGGCGGCACGTCGTGAGATGTTCCGCCACCCACTTTTAGCTATCGCCGTGAGGCGAAAGGAGTCCCTATGGCTGTAATGGTAGGCAATGCTGCCGCGCTCAAAATCGGCACCAACACAATCGGCGAGATGGACAACTGGTCCCTCGACGTCCAGACCGGACTCGAAGAGACGCAAGCCTTCGGCGACACCTGGAAGGAACGCACCTCGACCATCAAGGAATGGAGTGGCAGCGGTTCCGGCCGCCTCGACACCGCCGATACCAACGGCCACGTCGCGCTGAAAACCGCGTTTCTTGCCGGCTCCACGGTCGCTATCCGCTTCTACGTGGACGGCACGAATTACTACAGCGGGAACGCCTTCGTTCAGGCGTCATTCTCCGCGCCGGAAAACGGCATCATCACCGCCTCCTACACCTTCACCGGAACCGGCGCGCTGTCCTACACCTAAGGAGCCATCATGGCCGTACTCGCAGGAAACGCAGCCGACATCTACATCGCCACCGGATCGGGCACCGCCATGACGGGGGAGGCAGTAACCTCCCTCGGTGGCGGCGTCTACCAGATCACGGACACGGCGAAGCGTGCCATCAACCCAAACGCCAGCGTGACCGTGCTCGATGGCGTCTCGACCGTGCCAAAGGCCAACTATCAAATTGGCTGGTCATCGGGAAAGATCACCCTAACCAACGGCTACACCGCTGGCGGAACCATCACGATCACCGCCGAATACCTAACGCTGGCGCAGGCCGCGCAGGCGTTTGAGTGGTCCTACGATTCCGAAGTGATCACCGAGGAGTCGCAGACGTTCGGCGACACGTGGAAAGAGCGCACGTTGGTCATGAAGTCGGGCACGATCTCCTTCCAGCGCTTCTACAATAACGCCTACTTCGCCAACACGAACCTGGGCAGCTACTACGTGCTCTACCTGTACACGGACCTGGCCGGGAATGACCGCTTCATGGCGGCCGGGCATATGTCGAGCGCTGGCATCACCAGCGGCGAAAACGAACTCATTAAGGAAAACGTCTCCTTCGCGCTGCATGGCGAAGTGGACTTCTCGACCACGTAATGTACTACGACAAACAGGCGCGGGCGCTAGTCGTGCCCGCGTCCGAAATCAACCGCGTTGAGCGCGACGGCGCGGAAATCGACTTCAAGAACGGGTGGGTGCTGAACCTCCCCGGAACCATCACGATCACGGCAAAGGAGCCCAATGAGCAAGATCCTGGACCGCGTACTAGCGGCCGAGCTAAAGACTGAAGACCTGTTTGTCCCACAATGGGGCGAGACGGTTCGCGTGCGCGAGTTCAACGCGGGCGAGCGGGTGGACTTTGTGAAGGATGCCCAAGGCCAGACCCGCGTAGCAACCGTTCGCGCGGTAATCGCGTGCGTGACTGACCCGGAAACCGGCAAGCAGGTATTCGAGCGCGCGCATCAGGACATGCTTCTCACGAAATCGGCGGCGGCCGTCGAGCTCATCGGCGAAAAGATCCTCAAGCTCTCCGGCATCCTCAAGGAATCCGCCGAAGACCTTGAAAAAAACTCACAGGCGAGCGTTTAAGCCTCTTCGCGCTCGCCGAACTCCTCCATATGCCCGTGTGCGAACTCAGCACGCGGATGTCCTCCTCAGAAATGACCGAGTGGGCCGCCTATCTGCGCATTAAAAACGCGGAGATGGACAAGGCCGCGAAGTCCCAGCAAGCCCCTTCTACCCCCACGCGACGCCGGTAAATCATGCCAATACTTTCAAATTTAATCGTAAGAATTGGCGCGACAAGCGACGATTTCGACAAGACTGTAGACCGCTCCCTCAACAAAGTGAAGCGGTTCGCGTCCGACGTCACCGCCGCTGGCACCGCGCTATCCATTGGATTCTCCGCCCCGTCGATCGCCGCTGGCGCCGCCGCCATCAAGGCCGGTTCTGATATGGAATCGCTCACCATGGGCCTCAAGGCCGTGATGAAGACGAGCGAAGCCACGGCCGCCGAAATGGCGAAGCTACGCGATGTGGCGAAGCTGCCGGGGCTCGGGCTAGAGGAAGCCGTCAAGGGCACCATTCGCCTTCAAATCCTCGGCAACTCCGCCAACGAATCGCGGCGGATCATGGCTGAACTCGGTAACGCGCTGGCCGTCGTCGGTGGCGGGCGCGAGGACTTCAATGAGGTGATCCGCCAACTCTCCCAACTGGGAGCCGTCGGCAAGGTCACGAAAGAGAACCTCGACCCGATCATCGAGCGCATCCCGCAACTCGCCGCCATCATTAAGGAAAAGTTTGGCGCCGAAGCGCTGGGTGACCCCGCGAAGACGTTTGAGAAGATGGGGATTTCATCGCAGAAGTTCATCCAGATCATCACCGACGAACTGGCAAAGGGCGAGCGCGCGGGTAACACGTACAAGAACTCCTGGGAAAACATTCAGATGGCCGCGAAGGACGCGGCGGCGGAGTTTGGGAAGACGCTCCTGCCCATCGCGCAGCGTGTACTTGACGACTTCCTGACGCCAGGGATCGAGAAGGCCAAAGCGTTGGCGGGTGAGTTTCGCACTTTGCCACAACCGGCCCAAGATTTTGCGCTGGGCCTTAGCGCTATCGCTGTTGCTGCCCCGCTGGCCATCACTGGCGTTGCGCTCATGATTGAAAAGACGGCAGTCATTACCGCCGCAATGCTAAAACTGTATAGCATCTTCGGCACTGTCACGGCTGCTATTGGAGCATGGGGGCTGGCGGCTGGAAATTATATTGCCGCGATGGCCGGGGTGCAGGCGGGAACCGCAGCAGCTACGGCAGCACTCGGATTGTTCTATGCGGCGGCGGTTGTTGCTGCCGGCTCTGTTGTGTATTTGCTCGGCACTCTCAATCAGCTATGGGACGCAGAGAAGAAAGTTGCGCAGTCGTCAGAAAATATGACGTTTGCCGGAGCACGTCTTGCGGAAGCTATTCAAAAGCAGGGCGGCGCTGCGGCTGCGCAGCTCAAGATTTACGATGGACTGCTTGCAGCCGGGGTAATGACCCAGGAAACATATAACAATAAGCTGCGAGAGTTGGCGAAGGGGCTAACAACACTCCCTCCGTTGAATCGGGATGCCGGTAACTCCCATGAAGACGCAGCGAAAAGCGTCAATATTCACGCGAAAGCCATGGCATCGGCGAAGCTGCCGGCGATGGAACTACTGGCGCTGTTTGACATGTTCCGCGATGCCGACAAAAAGAAGTCGGACGCGGTAAACCACATGTCCGAAATCATGCAGAAGTACGAGGCGGTAACCGTCACGTCAGCACTGCGCGTTGCCAAGGCGCTTGATCTGCTTTTCATCTCCTATCGCCAACTATCCGACGCGCCCGACCTCGGAAACCTGAACGGTATCGACTTCTCGAAGCTGCCCAAGGCACAGATGCCAACATTTCAGGGGCCTGAGAACGTCGGCATGATGAGCGACTTTCCCGGCATGGGCAAAGCCTTCCCGAATATCGGGCCGACTGGCATGATGACGCGGGAGCAACTTGAAGCCCAAAAGCAAAAAATGAAGGAGCTGGGCAAGGTAGGCAAAGCGGCCTACCAGCAAATTTCCACCGTCGCCACGGACTTATCGCGCGGCATCACCGACCTGATCTTCAAGGGCGGCAAGCTGGGCGACATGTTCGCCAACGTGGCGAAGCAGGCCGCGCAGTCCATCACGCGGCTGCTCATTGAAGGCGCGCTGAAAAAGCTAACCGACAAGCTCTTCGACGTCGGCGGGCTGATGGGCAAAGTGTTCGGCGGTGGCACTGGCGTTGTCAAGTCCGTGACCGACGGCATGGGTGATCTTGGCGGAGCGGCCGGGAAAGTCAGCGGCGGTATCGGTGGCGCAGCCTCTGCGGCCAGCGGTAGCTTGACCGCCGTCGTCGGGGCCGTCGGTTCCGTCGTCTCGGCAATTTCCGGTGTGATCGGAAACTTCCAGATGATGGCGATGAATAAAGTACTCGACATCATCGCAAAGCACACACTCCAAACCGCAAATGACCTAGCCAACCTCCGCGCCGATGAATGGCTCCGCGAAGGTCACCTGATGGCCAAATTGGACGACATGTGGAAGACCAACCTGGGCATCTACGACCTTCTTGGCCGCGGTGCGGTGGCGGGCGGCGGCGCGTCGGTCGTTATCAACCTCAACGGCGGCGATCCGAAAGCCGCGCTCGAAGAAATCACTCGGACCCTGAAGCAGTACGGCGTCATCCCACGCGGCTAACCCTTGCCAACCCCCATCGTAAAAATCGACGGAACCACCGTCTCAGCGAAGCAGGGCACGCTAGATATGTCCTACTCGCTCGGCTCCCGCGCCGGGTTAAGCGTGACGGTTATCAGCGAAGACGGCAGCTATCGCCCGGTCGTCGGCAAAGACCTCGCACTATTCGAGGGAGCGACGAAACTATGGGCTGGCTCAGTGGACGAAGTGGACGAATTTTCGATCACGGAAGCCAATCCAACTGGGCGGTATTACGCCATCCGCGCGGTGTCATGGGAGCAATACCTAGACCGCCGCTTCTGCTACAACACCAGCACCGGCCGCCCGCTAATTTATGAGCGCAACTTTGAGTACACCGCCAACGCGGGCACGGACACGCTGACCTGCACGGTGTCGCATAGCCTTAGCAACGGCGACAAAGTGCGCGTCAAGGCGCACGCCAACGGCACGGTTCCGGGCGGGCTCTCGGCCACCGTCGAATACTTCGTGATCTCCGCCAGCGGCGCGGCGCTGCAGCTCTCCCTCACCAGCGGTGGCGCCGCCGTCAACATCACCGACGCCGGCACGCTCGACCAAATTCTCATCACCAACCGGGCCGGGCTGATTGTCTCAGCGTTGCTGACCGACGCGGCCACGTCCGAGCCAATCGGCACCGCCAACATCGACAGCGGCGCCGTGGTGGATACCGTCATTTTTGACGCCGGAACATCCGTCTCAGAAGCCATCGCCGCCCTTGCCGACGCCTCGAATTATGTGTGGTGGATTGACGAGGAGCGCGATCTATTTTTCAAGCCGCGCACCTTCGCAACGGCGCCGTTTTCGATCAACAACACTAGCGGCAACTATCGAAACATTCGCGTGCGCACGACGCGCGAAGACAAATGCAATTCCGCGCTCGTCAACGTCGATATCGAGCAAATCGGGTATGAGGACGAATCCTTCACTGGCAACGGCTCCACGGTCAAATGGTCCCTCGCTAACCCAGTCGGGCAGATCGTCCGCATCCAGGTGAACGGCGAGGACAAAGAGTTCGCCCAATGGCTGACCGACTCCGACCGCGACTACTACTACGAAATCGGCAAGGTCTACATTCGGCAGGATGCCGACGAAACCGTGCTCACGGCGGCCGATACGCTCCGCGTGGTATACCGCAAGTTCGGCGCAAACACCATTGCCGAAGAGGATAGCGCAGACATCTCCGCCACCGCCACGCTCGAAGGCAATAGCGGCATCTACGCGCTGCCGTTCGACCGGCCAGGCATCGGGCAGCAACAGGCCAGCGTCGAAGGCTTGGCGCTGGTGGCGGCGCGCAAGAACAACGCCGTCGAGATCACCTACGAAACCGACCAGCAAGTAGAGGCGACATGCCACACGCTGCGGCCGGGGCAACTCCAGACCATCGAAAACAGCTACTTCAACGTCGCCAGCGGAACGTACCTCATCCGCGAAGTTTCCCTACGCGATGTTTACGGCCAATGGCTCCAATTCACCGTCAAGGCCATCAGCACAAACCGGCTGGGCGGAGCGGTGGAGTTCTGGAAGGCCATGGCGGGCGGCTCGTCTGGCGGCGGCGCCACGGGCTCGTTTGTTGCTGGCGGCTCGACCGGAACAGGCGGCGGCTCGACGCCAATTGAGATAACGCTGACGGCCAACACCACCATCGCTAGCCCATATACGCCTACGGCGGCGGACCTCCTGACGCTTTACGTGACGCAAGGCGCTGGGCCATATACGATCAGTTTTGACTCTGACTTTAATACAAATTTTGGCTCAACGATCCCCGGAAAAGATGGCGCGGTTACATGCTTCCAGTTTCGGGGCCGTGCTGACGGTAAGTGGTGGGCGGTGTGCGCTCCTTACTCGGTGCTCTATGAATAAACCCTTCATCCTTTGCGCCCTGGCCGCCCTGGCGGCGTTCGGGCAGTCACAGACGCCTCTTACCATCACCCAAAGCGCCGGAAGCGCCACGGGCGAACTGCGGATGCAGGAGCGGCGCACGAACGGACAGAACTACGTGGGCATCCGCGCGCCTCAATCAGTGGCGTCATCGACCGTCTGGACCCTTCCGAGTGCCGACGGCACCAGCGGCCAATGCCTTCAAACCGACGGCTCTGGCCAGTGGGGCTGGGGCGCTTGCATTATCAACGGCGGCAACACCACCGGGGCAACGCTGACCATCGGGACCAACGACGCTCAAACGCTTTCGCTCGAAACCAACGGCACGGTCCGGTGGAGCATCCCAATCACGGGCCATCTGTACGCCGGGGCCAATAACACCTCCGACATCGGCGCAGGGCTGTCGGCGAACTCGCCACGGTCGATCTATGCCGCAACTTCCATGGTCACGCCGAAGATTGGACGTGACAGCAGCGCCTCGCTCACGATCATGACGGACAGCGCGGACCGGTGGAGTTTCACCTCCGCCGGGATGATAACGCCAGCCGTCACGGACACCTACGATATCGGCAACTTGACCACGCCTCTCCGCGTGCGCGGCATCTACGGAAAGATCGTCGACACGGCTCTCGCCGGCGGCACGGGCGACTACCTTCAAACGCGCAAGCTCCAACTCTTCGACAATACCGGCAGCAGCACGGGCGCATCTTATTGGGATCTGAACGTGGTTATGAGTGGCGTTGGCGCCGGGCAGAACTCGTACTTCTACCTGCGCGACAATGCCGGGTCTAACGTGTTCAAATCTGAGCGCATCGCCAGCGGTGTAGCGGTGTCCCGTACGACTTGGTACACGGACCTCCTCCCAGATACAGACGGCGGGCGCAGCATGGGAACGCAACTTCTGAACTGGGATAAGGTCTATGCCAACCAATTAGGGGACTCCTCTTATCCGGTGGTCGTGTGGGGCGCAAACTCTGACTTTTCCGGGCTGACTACGACCGCACTTACAATCAACACGGGCGCGGCCACTGTCGGCTATGTCTGGACCGCCACCAGTACGGGCGGCGCAGGGAGCTGGCAAGCGGCGAGCGGCGGGCTTCCCGTGGTGGACACCACTGGCATCGCTAAGGGCTCCAGCGACGCGACGAAGATAGTGCGCTTTGAGGTGGACGGTTTCACGACCGGGACTACTCGCACGCTGACGCCTCAAAACAATTCGTACACCATCGCCGGTACCGACATCGCGCAGACTTTCACGCAAACGCAGACATTCAATGGCTCAACGGCGCTTGTGTTGAACGGCAATATCACAGGCGATTTACTGTTCACTTCCGCCAACGTCTACATTGTCGGCAACGGCACAAATTACCTGAACAATATCCACTCGGAGACGTTCACCACTTACGGACGAGTCAAGCCCGCCAGCGGCGTGACGACCGCCGATTTAGGGGCGGCAACTACCCCATTTCGCAAGCTGTGGACTGGAGATATTTCGTTCACCGGCACGATGACGCCGCCCAGCGGGACGGCATTTAGCGGCACGAAAACAGTTCGCGCGTCGGGCGGTGCCAGTGATTGCACGCTGACATTTTCGGCAGGCATTATGACCGGCGGCACCTGTTAATAGATCGCCACCGTGGCACCGCCAAGTAACACGACCTCAACGGCTTCCTCGTCAGGGTATTCACCTTGCGCGACAAACACCGGGGCATCGGGCGGCATCGCCTGCAATCTTTCGATCAACTCCTTGACGGTCATGCCTCAATTATAAACCTCCCCGCGTGCCCTCTCCCGCGCGGGCGCTTTGCGAGTGTGCGAAAACACCCGGCTATCTGATCCGCCACGCGCGGAAACAGTAACGGCGGCGTTATGCGCCGCTAGACTCCTTAAAATTCTCAATTTATGCGTACCCTACTCGCACTCCTGGCCATGGGCATGGCCGGGGCGGCCGAAGCGCCCAAAACCCCGCCCGCGCAACCGAAACCGGTGGAGACAAAACAGGCTCCTCTGTCCGAAGTCCAGCAATTGACGGTCGAGAAGATTCAGGCGCAACTGCAACTGACCAAAATACAGGAGCGGGATCTCCAGACCCAGCTCCAGGGCGTCATTGACGGCAAATGCCGCGAGCTGGGCGGCGGGGCCGCTCAGGACTGCAACGTGTTGCCGCCGAACGAGCAGCAGCCGCGCTACGTCGTAATGCTGCGTCCCAAACCGGCCGCCCCCGCGAAAGAGGAAAAGAAGTAGCCATGAATACCTTGAAAGGCATTGCCCTGGCGGCGGTGATTGCGCTGGCCGTCGCGCTGCGCGCAGAGGAGATCGAAAAACCAGCGCCGGGTCCCACTATCTGCGGCAAGGACGACCGAAACCCCACGGCCAACATCGATCTGATCCAGGTGTCCTGCATCGACTTCGACCGGCTTCGCGCGCAGTCGCCGGACTTCCCGTGGCCGGTGGGCAAGGTGACGCAGGTGCTTGTCCACGTGCGCGAAGGCGACGCCGTGCGCGTGACGGTCGATGGCGTGCAGAAATTCGCCGATTTAATCCGGGATGCCTGGGGCCGGCTGATTGCGCTGGTCCAGTTCGACGGCGTGGGGTACAAGGCGGTGACCGTCAAGGTGTACCGGGCGGTGGAGGGGTGAAACTCCGCACCGCTGCCGTAGTGGCCACGACCGACGACGGCGACAAGATCGGCGGGCCGTACTTCCTCCCGCTGGACCAACCCGCAAAACAGGAAATAAAAGAACTCGCCCGCGAATACGGGCCGCTGGACATCAAGAAACCGGAGCAAAAACTATGACCTACAAGGCAACCAACAGTGCGCACAACATGACCGTCGAAGCCGCTGAGAAGTTCGTCGCCAAACTCCGCGCGCTCGGCTTCCCGGTGGGCAAGTTGCACGCAAACGGAATGGCGGCCTCGGAAGCGGCGGACTACGTGCCCGTCGAAGAACTGGCGCTGGAACCGGGCGAGAAATACAACCTCGTCGCTTTCGCCGGTGGTGATTGGCACAACCTGGCCATGCTGGCGCAGATGTTCGGCGGCGGCAGTGTCGAGGAGTTTAAGCGCGTCGCGGCCGATCTGGCGACCGATTGGCGATCGGCAATCCTGAACATCCCCGGCGCCGCTAAGGCGATTGAAAAACTGATCAAGAAGGCGTAAGCGATGCGCACCGCATGGAAAGCAATCTTCGCCGCCGCGTTGGGTGGGGCCGCTACGGCGGCCTCTGACGCGGTGATGTTCGACGGGGCCACTCACCCCAAGCAACTCGCAGTTAAAGCCGCCATCGGGGCTACCGTGGCCGTTGCGGGCTATCTCAAACAGTCACCCATCAAGCCGGAAGCACCACCGCCCGAGAAGTAGACTCCCACATGCAGGGGAATACATTGGAACAACTCGAACGTATTGCGGGAACTCTAGATAATATGCGCGAGGACGTGAGTGCTCTCACCACGTCCCAAGCTGTCCAGACCTCGGACATCAAGCACATTTTAGACCACCTGGCGCGGGTTAACGGGCGGCTCGGCAAGTCCGAAGACCGCCTATCCTCGCTCGAAAACGACCGGGCGGAGGCGCGCGGGGCGTGGAAGTTTATCGCGCTGATCTCGTCGATACCAGCCGCGCTCGTGGCGTCAATCTTTACGTGGCTGGCGAATCACGGGGGCAAATAATGGCCAACATCAACCGCGTTTGGAAGCGGTGGATGGCGACTGGGTGCCTGCACAGCACGCACGCTTGCACGGAGTACCAGCGCAATGTGCGGGACTTCAAAACGGCATTCCACCCGGCGCGGCACATCGAACTGGGCGACCTCCTCGAAACTACCGCCCTGCGAGCCGGCGCCCGCGGCACGAAGGACGAAGCCGAACCACTGGAGCCCGACGTGAATAAGGGGCTGGCGTGGCTCGCCGAAATGGAGCCGTCCGAGTGGATGCTCGGCAACCACGATGACCGCATTCTCCAACTCCTCTCGCACCCCTCCGCCATCGTCGCCGAGCTTGCCCGCCGCCTGTGGTCCGACATGCAAGCGGCTGCCGATAAGGCAGGGACAAAGATCCACCCATACGACATCGAGCGCGGCTGGATTCGCGTGGGGGACGTGTACATGGGCCACGGCTACATGTACAACATCAACGCCCTCCGCGATCACGTCGAAATGATGGGCGGGAATGTGGTGATGGCGCACCTGCACGTAGCGCACACCTTCCGCGCTCGCAACCACGGCGGGCACTGGGGCGTATGCGTCGGCACTGGGGGCGATCCCCGCACGATGGGGTACGCGCGGCGGCGGCGGCAGACTCTCGCGTGGAACCACGGCATAGCCTACGGCGAGTACGCGGACAATGACAGCACAATGCAACTCCTCCAATGGAACTGCGCACACGGCGCGAAGGAGTCACCCCGATGGCTAATATCCTAGCGGACCTCGCCGCCGCACTCGCCAATGGCGGCATTGAAACACCGCCCGAGGGGTATTGGACCACGTTACAGCACGCCGACGCTGCTGGCTTGAGCGTACAGCAAACCAGCAAGATTTTGAAGGCCGGGGTGGCGGCGGGCAAAGTAGACCGGCGCAATTTTCGCGTGCAGAATGGCGCGCGCGTTGTGCCAGTCCCGCACTATCGGGTAATCTCATGACCCGCGAGCGCTGGGCGCTGCTGTTGGGCGAGTGGTGCGCGATCCTACAGATCGAAAAGACGCCGCGGCTTGAGTTTGTCCCGCCGCGCCGAATGCCTCAGCGGGTGGCGATGCTGACCGAATACTACCTCGCCATCGAGGAGGGCTGGGTTATCAAGATCAGCACCGCGCCGATGTCTGACCCGGAGGAAGATTTCGTCCACGAACTCCTCCACGTCAAGACCGGCTGTACCGACCAGTGCCACGAACGGTGGATCAGAGACGTTGCGGCGGCGCTGGTGGCGCTTAAGCGCAACGGTGGTTCCGCTGCGTCGCCCGCGCGGCGGTCATAGCACCGCAGGGGCAGCGTGGGTACCGCAGCGGCGGGCCTCCGTTGCGCCCTCCGGTTTTGGTCTTGCGGAGGGCTTGCAGGGCGACGGCGGCGGGGTTTTTTGGGGTGGTCATGCCGACAGCTCCCGATCCAGACCGGAGATTAGTTCTTGCGCGGCTTCTTCGCGAGTGGCGCAATATGGCGTCACGAATGGAAAGACTCCGGTTTGATCTTCGCCGTCATGGCTGAATGTGCGAACGATTTCCGCCTTGCCGATCCACGCCTCACTAGAATGGAATCGTTGGCGCAACTGCTTGCCTGCCTTGACGGCTTTAACTTCGTGATTGCGTGCAAATGGGGTATTCATACTCATCTCCTCTGCGGGCTTCACGCCGCCCGCTGGCGTTGGGGGTGGGGGTTACTGAACGGTGCCGGTGGTGGGCATGGCGGACAGCGTGAGCAGCGCGGCCATTGCAGCCTTGCATTCCTTGCCGCCCCAGGGCATGTATTCAACTTCAATCGCGGAACCATCAGCGAGCATGGCCAGCGCAACGTTCATTTTCATTTTGAAGTAACGTTCCGGGCAAAAGCTCCAAGATATGCGGTAGGCAGAACGTTTTCCGTTTTTGTCGGTTCCGAAGGCGATTTGGGTGGTGCGTGCGCTGTTCATACTTTAACTATAAACCAACGCTGCATTACTGTCAACAATAAAATGACCCGCCGCGCATTATTTTTTCTCGCCGCCGCTGGCCAGGACAAGCCGCCACCCGTCAGCGAGCAAGCGTGGAACGACTTCGCGGGCATGGCGAACTACTACGCGGAGCAGTTGAAGCTCGGCATCATCGACCTGAAGGCATGGGCGGCGGTGCTGAAGGCGTGGAAGACGTTGCGGTAGCCTTCGCCCGTCGCGCCGCGACCATCTTCGCCGCCCACTCCGCGCGCTGTTCCGGCGTCTTGGCGGCGTTGGGGCCTTTGGAGACTTTCGCGCGCCCACCGCGCCGCCCGAGGGCGACGGCGGCGGGGTTTTTCGGGGTGGTCATCGGGTGGCCTCGATTGCGTAGCGGAAGGTGGTCCCCGCGATCACCATCATTTTCCGCGCCTGGGAGTGCAGCAGCGAAATCTCCATTTCCGGTATGCATTCGTGCTTGAGCGCGTACTCGCAACGCCCAACTTTCACGAACTCGTAGCCGTCGTGGCGGGACTTGCGGATAATCCGCGCGGCCTGGGTCGCCGTCAACTTGCTTTCAATTTTAATTGTCTTCATTTCTGATTTCCTCTGCGGGCTTCACGCCGCCCGCTGGCTTTGGGGGTGGGGGTTAAAAGCCGCGAACAGTGGCGACGTCGCCAGACCCGCGCGGGTTAAAAATTGAGGGCTTGCCAAATTTGAGCGCCGCGGCGTGTGCGTGCTGAAGGCTGTCGGCGACAAAAACCGGCGTGCCGTTGACGAGGATTTCAGCGGCGGCAGCAACGAAGACGCCAGTCATGCGGGCTCGGTTGGCGACGAAACCGTACCGGTTGGCCCCGTAGTTTTCCGCTTCGCTGCGGTCGGCGAGATCAGTGCGGATTGCTTCGGTCATTATCGTGGCAATTCCATCTTGGTCAAAGCCGCTGATTGTTTCGATGTTGCGTGCGCTGTTCATACTTTAACTATAAGCGCTTATCGTTCGCGTGTCAAGTCTTTTGTGAGAAAAAACACCATGAAAAAACTACTACTTTTCCTTGGCGCGCTTGCCGCCTACGGGCAGACCGTGAGCCTGTCCGACACGCTCACCAACGCGGTTGGCGGCGGCTCGTACACCGGGCGCGTGACGGTAACCCTCAACGCGCCCGGCAACGCCTCGCCGCTGTACTACAGCACCACCAGCCTGACCGGTTGGCAAGCGGTGTACTGTTTGGGCGTCACAGGCGCGGATTGCACGACGACGACAAGCGCGGGCACGTTTGCGGCAACCCTCTACGCCAACAGCACCATCACGCCCGCTGGCACCAGCTACTCCGCGCGGTTCCAGCCGACGAAGGGCGCGGCATGGTCGGAAACCTGGACCGTCGAAGCTAGCGATACCAAGCTCTATCAGGTGCGCTCCACCACCGTACCCTCCCCCACCGTCACCTTCCAACCGTCACAACTCCTACTGGGCGCCGGCTACATTCCCTACGGGGCCTCCACGGGCTACGCCACCTCCCTCGCCCCCGGCACCAACGGGCACGTTCTCACGCTGTCGGGCGGGTATCCGGCGTGGGCGACGCCAGCGGCTTGCGCGACTTGCGTCACTACGGCTGGCTCTTACGCTGACCCGGCGTGGATTACTTCGCTGGCCGGGTCGAAGATTAGCGGAGCGGTGGCGAATGCTACCCTCGCGGCGTCCGCCACCGCGCTTGCCGCGAACGGTGCCAACTGCGCAGCGGGCACTTTCCCGCTTGGCGTTGATGGTTCCGGGGCGGCTGAAACCTGCACGGCGCTGCCAACGACCATCACCGGCACCGCCAACCAGATCACGGCCAGCGCTTCGACCGGGGCGGTCACGCTGTCGCTGCCTGCCACAATCACCGGGCTCGCGTCGGTGACCTCTACCAGCTTCACCGGCGCCCTCACCGGCAACGCCACCACAGCGACCGCGCTGGCATCCTCGGTCACCTCCGGGCGGCTCTGGATTGCGAATGGGACTGGTGTGCCTACGAGTGATTCGGGCCTGACGTTTGACACGAGTACGAAGGCGCTCGTGGCATCAGGTGATTTTACATTGTCTACTGACGGCAAGGCGATTCTGTCCGCGGCGGGAACGCTGTACCTAAAGCCGTCGATTACGAATACAGAGCAATATATCCAGGTCTCGCCAACCGGAACAGCCACGATAACCGGGGTTATACTAAAGGGACAATTGAGCGGCACGACCGGCACGCGTGCCGATATCCTGCAAAGTGGCGCTGATACCATTATTCGAAATCAGACGCTCGGCGCTGGTGCGCAGGGGGCGATAACACTTGAGCAAAACGGTAGTGTCAGGCTGAAGGTATTTGCCGCCACCGGCAATATCGCCATCGGCACCACCACGGACCTCGGCTACGGCCTCCACGCCGCGAGCAAGGGGACGAACGGGAATTTTCTCTGCGCCGATATGACCGAAACGACAGGAACCACCCGCTGCCTGCACATGGCTGGGCAGGGCCAAAGCGGAAACATTTGGGAGATTCGCGGGTATAACGCAACGCCTGGGAGCGGCACGCTATTTGTCGGTGTGGATGCGTCTGGATTTCTCACCACGCAATTCTCCACTCCGTCCTCCTCGGCTGAAACCTGCACGCAGGGCCGTATCAAGTGGGACGCGAATTACATCTACCTTTGCACGGCCGCCAACACCTATAAGCGCGCCACACTCGCAGCGTTCTAACCGAAAGGAACCACATGAAAACCATTATCCTCTTCGCTCTCGCGCTGGGCCTCCCGGCGCAAACCCTCACCATCGCCATCGAGACGCCCACGCTCTCTAAATCCAAGACCATCACCGGCGCGCCTGTCGCCTTCGGGCTAGAGGTGTTGGAGGCTTTCCGGCTGACCCAATACACGGAAGTCAACGGGGCCAGGGTCTATAAATACGCCGATGTGGGCGAGGTACTGCAAGCGCTGATTGTCGGCAAGATTTTGGAGCTTGGCGACCAGTACCCGACCAGCGCAACGGCCGCGCTACGGGCGGCAAAGGCAAAGGCCGAAGCCGATATTGCGGCAGCGCGAAAGGCGCTGCAAGCGGCGGCCGTGAAATAACCATGCATGCCCTCGCCTAACGGCCGGTGCCGGCGAACTCGCCCACCGCTGAACGAAAAGCCCGCCCACCCTAACCGGTGCGGCGGGCTTTTTGCGTTTCATGTGCTATAGAGCAGTTTGTTTGCGGCGTGTCTGGTTTGGTGTTGACCAGCGCGGCTCGGTGGGTTACCTTTGGTTTGTGAGCAACACAGGAACCACACAGGAGCAGCGGAAGGCGGTGCAAATTACGATACTGCCAAGCGTTCACACGTCCATCATTACGCGGGCTAAAGAGCTTGGGGTACACCCTGGGCGTCTGATTGAGTGGGCTTGGGGTGTTGCAAGCAAGCGCAAACCGCAGACGGAACGAGCTAAGTAAATAGACTAGGCAAGCCGACGCGGGCCAAGGAGAAAGAGCATGATTAAAACTGAAGTAGTGCGAATTACGCCAGCGATAGCTGAGGAGTGGTTGCGGCATCGCAATATCACCAATCGATCATTAAGCCGAAGGTCTATCGCCATGATGGTAGACGATATGCGAGAAGGGCGCTGGCAGGTGACCGGAGAGGCGTTGATTTTTGACGCAAACGGGCGCTTGACCAACGGCCACCATCGGCTTACGGCCTGCATGAAGGCAGGGGTGCCGTTTACCTCGCTGGTGGTTCGCGGAGTAGAACCGTCTGCGGTGTTTGTGCAGGATACCGGGCGCGCTCGGACGGCTGCAAACATGGCCGCGATCATGGAGATTCCGCAGGGCAAGTTTTCCACGGCAGCGGCGCGAATTTTGCTATGTTACGAGGGCGGAGACTTCATAACCACCTATACGGGTGGAGTTGGAGGACCAACGAAAACGCAAATCATCGAGGACTGCGAGTCTCGACCGCGGTTCTCTGAATCCGTGCTCGCTGGCCGTAAATGCTCCGAGGTGTTGTTTGCCGCCGTCGCGTCGGCGTGCCACTGGCTGTTTAGCCAAAAAGACAGATCCCTCGCGGAAGAGTTTTTCCGCAAAGTTCAATCCGGAGCGAGTATGGAGGCCGGCGACCCGGTGTTAAGACTTCGGCAGAGGGTTCAATCGAAAAACAAGCTAAAGACCACCGAAATGCTGGCGCTAACGATCAAGGCGTGGAATCTTACTCGCGCAGGGAAGCCGCTTAACCGTCGTTTGGAATGGCGACCATCAACTGCCCCAAGCGAAGCGTTTCCGGTCGTCAAATAACCACTAATCACACACCAACAACCGCGCCCATGCCAACGGGCGCAAGGAAAGAGAGAGGGAGCATTTATGTCACTGGGAGCCGATCGCTACCCATCCAACGCCGCCGCGATGCCGATGCCAGTGGGGGCAAAACGCGCGGGGGAACTGAACGACCGCTTGATGAAGCAAATGGACGCCGGTCCGGCGTATCACGACCTTTGGACGCGGGCCATTCGCGCCAACGATCGCGGCGACTTTGACGCGGTTGAGGTGCTACTTGAAGAGGCGCGCGCCATGGTTCAGGATAACGGAGGCGCGCTATGAAGCCGAACGCTGACGAACTGCACGCCGCTCTTTGCCACGACTACTGCGGCGCGCTGCGGTCGATGAAGCGGCGCACTGGCGCGAGCTGGGAGGCGGTTATTGCCGCGCTGCTGGCGGCTGGCGGTGCCGCATGATCGGCTGGGGCGGCGGGCCGGAAAACCTGCGGACGCTTCAGCGCCGGTCGGATCTGATCGCGGCGGCGGCCGCGCTGGTGTGGGTTGTGGCTTGGGCGGTGACGCGATGACGCCCCTTCACTGGATTGCCCTTCACATCGTCGCGCTGTGGGTTATCTGCCTGACTTTTACGCGCTACGATGGCCAGGACCGGTTGACGGCCACGCTGGGCGGGGTGGCGTTTGGGATGAACATCATTGCGCTGGGCGTTAAGGTTTGGGCGGTGTTCCATGGGTGAGAAACTCATCCACGCCGACCGCTTCGACGCGCTGGCGGCGCATGTGCCGGATTGCGGGGCCGATGAGTTGGTGTACGAGATCGACCAGCTTGTGTCCATGGCACGCGACCGGGGACGGGTGGAAGTGGCCGCGCTGCTGAAGAAGGCGCTGGCGCAAGCGGTAAAGGAGGGCGAAGATGGGCACGGTTAACGATCAACGGCGAAAGATGGGACTGCCGACGATTGGCAGCGCGGAGAACGTGGCGATGATTGTGGCGGCGGCGCTTGACCAGCTCAGGAAAGATGCGCGGCGGGCTGGGCTCGTGGTCTTGGTGGAGAAGCTGGACGCGGCGTTCCAGCAAGCGGTGGAAGATTGCAAGACGAAAACGGAGGAGGAAGCATGTTTGAGCGAGCAGTAAAGCGCAACGCAAAACTACGGTTTGCAATATGCGGGCCGGCTGGCGGGGGTAAGACCTATTCCCTGCTTGAATTGGCGAAGAACCTGGCTGGCGGCGGGAAGGTGGCCGTGATTGACACGGAACACGGCTCCGCCAGCAAGTACGCGGATTTGTTCGAGTTTGACGTAGTGGAGCCGTCCACATTTGACCCGCGTGAGCTCGTGAAAACGATTGACGCAGCCGTGGAGGGAGGCTATGCGGTCATCGTCGTGGATTCGCTGTCCCATTACTGGATGGGCAAGGGCGGAGAGCTGGACATGGTGGACGCGGCGGCGAAGCGGTCAAGCGGCGGCAATACGTTTGCCGCGTGGAAGAACGTCACGCCGTACCATCAGGCGCTGGTGGACAAGATTCTATCCGCGAAGATTCACGTCCTTGTTTCAATGCGGACTAAAACCGAATGGGTTATCGAGGAAGTGAACGGCAAGCGGGCACCGCGCAAGATCGGACTTGCGCCAGTCATGCGCGACGGCATTGAGTTCGAGTTTGACGTGTGCGGGGAGATCGACCAGGACAACACCCTCACGGTCACCAAGTCTCGCTGCCCGAAGTTGAGCGGAGCGGTCATCAATCGGCCTGGGGTGGAGATTGCGGAAGCGCTGCGCGAGTGGCTGCAAGGGGTGCCGGATGACCGGCCTGAGCCGCCAGCGTGGGCACCGAACGAGCCGATGATTGCGGCGTTTACGGAAGCGGCCAAGGAGCTATCTGCCGATGACGTGATGTCGGTTTTGAACGACTTCGGCGTGGCGCGGCCGCAGGAGTTTATGGACAAAGCGCAAGCAACCGCCTGCTATAAGGCGCTGGTGGCCAGAGCCGGAAAGGGCAAATAGATGGCATCACGAAGCATAAACAAAGTAACCCTTATCGGGCACCTGGGAAAAGACGCGGAGGGGAAGTTCACGCCGTCCGGCGTGCATGTGGCGCGGTTTTCCGTGGCGACCAGCCGTCGGTGGAAAGACAAGGGCTCGGACGAGTGGAAAGAGGAGACGGACTGGACGAACGTATCGCTCTGGCGCTCGGAAAACCTCGTGCCGTATCTCATCAAGGGCAAGCAGGTCTACGTTGAAGGGCGCCTGCAAACTCGCAGCTATGACAAGGACGGGGAAAAGCGGTATTCGACGGAAGTGGTGGCGGACGAGGTGATTCTGCTGGGCGGCGGTGGCGAGAAGCAGGACGGAGGCGGTTTGGTGAGCCAGCCGCGCACGCCACAGCGACCGCCCATCGACAGCGGTATCTCAGACGACGACGTTCCCTTCTGATCCCGCGGGCAACCGCCCGCGGCCTGCCGACCACGGTGGAGAACGGACCTGGGGAGGTACCGCCAGCGAATCGGCAGACCGAGCGCGGCGCGCTCTACTAGCGGCAGATGCAGCCGTAACCAAGCATCTTGAGTCCCTCGGATATGGCGTGGCCGGCGGGTGAAAGCGTCGGCCACGCACAGAAATAAGGAGAGAGAAATGGACGTTTTAAAGCAGGTGGCGGAGGCGCTGGTGATGGCGTGCGGTACATTTCGCAGCCACGCTGGCGAGGAACAACGAGCGGAGGAATGCGCCGCCGCCCTGGCCGCGCTGCGCGGGCTGGAGTGGAAGCCGATTGCGGAGATGGAGGCGTTTGAGCCTCAAGGAGTTCGGATTGGGTACCACGGAATCGTTTCGTGGGTCATGGCCCCCTATATCGCTTATCGGCGCGGTGAGGTGACATCGATTTACACCCACTTCTACCGCCCTATACTGCCGACGCCGCCGAAACGGGAGGGCAAGTGATGCCATTCCCGCAAATCATCAACGAGTACCACCCAGATATTGTGGCGGGCATCGCTGGCACGGTGATAGGGCTGGTGAGGTGGCGCGGGATGCCTAAACTGCCCACCCGCGCGGGCATCTGGAATTACATCGCGGCATGGGCGGCGGCGAATCGTGACGCAGCGATGACGCGGGATCGGATGAAGGTCGTTTATTTGAATGCGGAGGTGCCGAATGGCTCAGAAGACGCTGGGGCAAGTGGCGTATGCGAACTGGTGTGCTGAGGCGAGTAATCGACTAATGAACACAGAGGAAGCATGGCAAGCCGTAGCCGACGCGGTAGTCGCCGCTCACGAGGCGCGGCGGTGGCAGGCGATTGAGAGCGCGCCGAAGGACAAGGAGGTTGACGTGTGGGATGGATGCGAGCGAGTGCCGGATGCCAAATACAACACGCAAACCGAATCGTGGTTCAGCGACGTGTTTTCGTACGGTGATATGGACTGGCGCGAAATGGACCCGCAGCCCACCCACTGGGCCCCCATCCCCGCTCCGCCGCAGGAGGTGGAGTGATGGAGCGTGACCCGAGGAAAGACCCCAGGCCGGGGGACACCACCACTTTCAGCGGTGAAGGTGCGACAAGCATATATCACGTCACGAAGCGAGACGGGAGACTAGTGTATTACCTCCAGACGGCCAACGGAACCACTGAAGAACACGACACCTACATTGAGGATTGGATTGACGGATCACAGGAAGACGAGGTGCTGCATGTCGCATATTAGCGCGGAATTTTACCGGGGCGCGGTGGAGGCGCTGGATAGGGGGGCCACATCGCCATACGGGCGAGACTTGCTTGCCGACTACCGCGCCCTCCTCGCCGAAGCCGAAGCCCGCGAGGGCAGCGTGCCCACGGCGGCGGACATTGCCGTAGCCGACGAACTTGACATGCTGGCCGCGCACATCCAGCAGTATATCAGCCCAGACGACGCCCGCGACGACATCCGGCGCATCTGCCGCAACCGAGCGGCGGATTTGCGGCGTGGGGTGAAGCGGGGGCCCACGGCGGCGGAGGTGATCGCGGCGGCGGAGAGGGCGCTGGAAAAGCTCCTGCGCTCGACAAACATGCGGGCACATGTGGAGGCTGTTATTCAGGAATCCTGTGACGCCCTCGCCGCAATCGACAAATGGAAAGAGGCCCAACGGTTTCGGGAGGCGAAGTAGATGGATCGGTTAACACACGAAGATTTAGAGTCACTGCTAGTGCTGTACTCGGCACCACCGGCGACAAAAAGAGCGCACGCCGTATATGCGGGCGATGTAGCTCTCGACCTTCGAGACGCCCGCACCGAGCGCGACCAACTCAGCGCCGAGAACGAGCGGTTGAGGGGCAAAGAACGAGATGACCTGCGCGAGTGTGTGCGCGTTGGACATAAATGCCACATCCAAAACGCAGAGCAAACACACACAATCCAATGGATGCTAGGGAAACTGGAGGATAAATGCGCTGAGTGGGCGTCATCGTACTCTACCCTCTACGCCCGCGCCGAAGCCGCCGAGCGGGAGCGAGACGAGGCCCAGGCACACGCGCGGCACTGGCGCGAGGCAGCGGTAAAAGAAAACGAGCGGGCGATGGAACATTTGAACGCTGTTGCTGAGTCCCAGGCGCACGCAGCCGACCTGAGAGCGGCGCTGGATCTAGCGAGCCATCGAGCGAAGAAAGGACGCGATTAAATGAAGACCCTACAACTCAACCGCGCCGAATCCGCCGCCTACGCCAACGGACAGCGGAGGATCTGGCGGGCGTGCCGGGAGCCACTGGCAACGTACCTGAAAAATGCTGGCCGCAGCGCAAAGGTTGTCGATGGGGTGGCGTACAATTACTCCTACGAGGAGACGCTTGGGCGCTGCCCCTGGGGCAAGCCCGGCGACCGCATCCGGCTTGAGGTGCGCGGCCACTCCCTGCCGCCTGTCGAGGATACCATCGCCGCCATCACCGTCGAGCAGCGCGGCGGGCGCTGGGGATGGGTTGTGGAGGTGGGGGCGTGAGCGACTGCGACGTGTGCATTGGCGGTGAATGCGACTACGATGGATTGCCAGAGTTCCAGAAGGTAGAAATGAGGACGGCTCGTAAAGACCACAAGTGTTTCGAGTGCCGCCAAGTAATCCCGAATGGCCAACGGTACGAGGCGTTCACATGCAAGTTTGATGGAGCCGTGGAAACAACGAAGACTTGTGAGGCGTGCGCTGATATTAGGAGCGTCTATTCTTGCGGTGAAGCAACTCCGGCTTTTGGAGACATGTGGAATGCATTTCACGATACCGACGCCTTTAGTCACATGAAAATGGCTGGCGAGTGTTGGGACAAACTGAGCGCCCTGGCGAAGGCGAAACTACTGGAAATGTGGCGTGAATGGAAAGGGCTATGACCCCGCACGCGCGGCGGAGGTGCTGCGGGGAACTGATGGGCGGATCGCGGAGCGAATTATGGCCAGTGCAATCGGCGCGGATGCACTTGAGTTTCTTGCATGGCTGTTCAGTTACGTCGGGCTGGGCGACGAAATATGCGTAGCGGCGTTATATCAATTGTGGCACGGCGAGGACTCATTCCTCGACTACGCGCGGGCCGAGTGGGAGAAGGAGAGGAAGGGATAGATGATGGACCACAACGAATACGTTGACTACCTCAAAGACCAAGCCGATGCGGCGGAAGCAGACTACCACGCGCAAGCCGAGGCAGAACAGCGCGACCGTGAGGAGATGGCACGACTCACCACAAAGGTAGCCGAACTCGAATCCGCGCTGGCGGAGGCGCGGGAGGATGCGGCGCGGCTTCAAAAAGCGCGTGAAATCCTATTCGCCTATACCGACAATGAGATCACCGCTGACCCATGGTGGGCCGTGGTTCGCAAGGGATCGTTTGGTTGTATGGTCGTACTCGAAGGGCCATTCTTTTCGCGGGAACGCGCCGAGGCACTGCGCACCGCTCGACTGTACGAATACGGTGCAAAGTCATACGTGTTTTGCTTCAGCGGGCATAGGAGCCAGCACTACAAAGCACTGAGGGCTGCTATCGGTGCCCCTGTTCTCGCCGCCATCGACGCCACACGGGGGAAGCCATGACGGGCCGGCCAGCACCGCAACTCGCGCGCATCGCCGAACTGGAGCGCGTCTACGCCGACGAGTACCCGACGGCGCCGCGGGCGGAGCGCAAGCGCTGGGCGGTGGAAGGTGCGCAGTATGAGGCTGACGAGCGGGACGCGATAAAGAACGAGGGCGCATGAAGTGGGGTTGGGTTCGGTCCAACTTGAAAAAGTGGCGCTTTGACGATGATTGGAGTGTTGTTTGTGACGGGCACCGCTGGTATGTGGTGTGGGCCGGGAATTGGCTGCATGAGGATTACGCGAGTGATGCGCTGGCGATAGCCGCGGCTGAAGGAAAGATGACCGACTGGAAGTGTTAGCAGTAACCCAGGCCAATGCCGACGGCCTGAAACAAAAGGGAGCAAATGAGAAAACCATGGAAACCGGGCGCCCCATGCTCGAAATGCAAAGAGCCCGTATGGGCGGAGTCCGACCGATACAAGCCGGGGCGCAGTATCTGCCACTCGTGCGGGAAGATCGAGCGGAACAAAGAACAAGCCGCCGCACGGGCGAAAACTGCGCAACCTTGCGCGGTGTGCAACTGCGTGCTCGTCGGAAACGACAAGCGGCACGCGGCGTGCAAGCCATGCCGGGAGGTATTGGCCACAGCAGCCAATGCGGCGCGGAAATGCCCGTGCGGCGCCAGCATCTCGCACCGGTCAAAAGGCGCGCGGTTTTGCGAGAGGTGCTCAGTGCGGCAGCGGGCGAAGGGCGCGATGGCGGGCGGCGTTGCGGCGCGGCCGAAAGTGACGAAGGAGCGGTTGCCGGAGGTGGTGGCGCGACTATTCCTGACACCAGACGGCTTGCGGGGCGGCTTGCGGCCAGCCTTATCAGCGGTGAAGGACGCGGCGGTCTGCCCGAAGCGGGCGGCAGCGGTAGACGCGATACTGTCTCGGCGCTGGGCGACGGTGGATGGGGGGCGGGTGTGAGCGGCTACCGGGCGTTTCTCGACGGCAAGCACGTGCAGCCGCAACCATCCGGGATTTCCGGAGAGTTCGACCTGAACAGCAAGCTATTCGGCTTCCAGCGGCAAAGCATCACGCGGGCGCTGAACGCCGGCAAGTTTTCACTATTTACTGAGTGCGGGAGCGGCAAGACCGCCATGCAAGCGGAATGGGCGCGGCAGGTCTGCCAACATACGGGCGGCAACGCGCTGATACTGGCACCGTTGGCGGTGACGGCGCAAACCGTAGCGGAGGGCGAGAAGTTCGGCGTGGAGATTACGCAGTGCCGAAGTCAAAAGGACGTGCGGCGCGGTGTGAACGTCGCCAACTACGACATGCTCAAGCATTTCGACGCGGGCCATTTTAAGGCCATTGTATTGGACGAGTCGAGCATCCTGAAGAACTTCACCGGTGCGACCAGGCGACTACTGCAAGACTCGTTTGCGAGCACGCCATATAAGCTCTGTTGCTCGGCTACGCCGTCGCCAAACGACCACATGGAACTCGGCAACCACTCGGAGTTCCTCGACATCATGAGCGGCGGCCAGATGCTGATGCGGTGGTTCCTGAACGACACCATGAAGGCGGGCGGCTATCGGCTAAAAGGACACGCAGAGGCGGACTACTGGCGGTGGGTGGCGTCGTGGTCAGTGTGCATGGAAAAGCCGTCAGACCTTGGGTTTTCTGACGACGGCTGGAATATGCCCGAGTTGCGCATTCATGAGGAGATTGTTTCCGTCGATCAATCCATCAACGCCAACGGCCAACTGTTCCGGGTGGCGGACGTATCGGCGACGGGACTGCATCGGGAGATGCGGCTGACGGCGCCGGCGCGGGCGGCTCGCGTTGCCGAGATCATCGGCGACTCCAAAGAGCCGTGGTGTATCTGGTGTAACACCAACTACGAAGCCGACGAACTGATGCGCGTGATCGACGGAGCCATCGAAGTGCGCGGCGATGAGCGCACGGAGGCAAAGGAGGAAAAGCTCCTCGGGTTCACGAACGGCGCGTTCCAGCGCATCGTTACAAAGCCATCAATCGCGGGTTTTGGCATGAACTGGCAGCACTGCAACAAGCACATCTTTTGCGGCCTGTCCTACTCATACGAACAGTTCTATCAGGCCGTGCGCCGGTCCTGGCGGTTCGGGCAAACGCGGCCGGTTGACGCCTACATGGTCATCGCGGAGACCGAAGGCCCTGTCCTCAAGACGATCCGCGAAAAGCAAAAGAAGCACGAAGAAATGAAAGCGGCCATGGTTCACGCGATGGCAGCAATTCAAAACGGGACCGGGCGGCGCCAGCTTGCATCGGCCGTCGGCACAAAGCAAATAAATCTTCCGAGGTGGATCTAATGAACGTGATTATTGACGAGCGGCACGGCCGCAACTGGGCGCTCTACAACGGCGACTGCTGTGAAGTCATCAAGGGTATTCCTGATGAGTCGGTAGACCTGACGGTGTTTTCTCCGCCGTTCTCCAGCCTCTACACCTACTCGGACAGCGAGGCCGATATGGGCAACTGCGCCAGTGATGAGGAGTTTTTCGCGCACTTCGGATTTCTTGCGCCGGAACTACTTCGAGTGACGACGACGGGGCGGCTGTGCGTGATGCACGTTAAAGACCTGCCGACGTACCGCAACAGTGACGGCGCCAGCGGCCTGCGGGACTTTCCCGGTCAGTGCATCGTTGCCATGGAGCGGGCCGGGTGGACGTTTCATAGCCGGGTTACGGTGTGGAAGTGCCCGGTGACGGAGCGGGAGCGGACCAATAACAACGGGCTCCTCCATAAAACCGTCATGCGTGATTCTTCGCAGATCCGGCAGGGAATGGCTGACTACGTGTTGGCATTCCGCAAGACGCCGCCCGGTGACAATCTCAGCACGAAGCCGATTGAGCGGCCGACTGGGTTCGAGCGGTATATCGGCGACGCGGCGCAAGATCCGCGCGAAACCGACCAGCACCCTTCGAAATACGCCCGCAAAGGCCGCGACGGGCGGACAAGCGTGGAGATTTGGCGGCGGTACGCGGAGCCGGTGTGGTGGGACATCGACCAAACCGATGTACTCAACTTCCGCATCGCCCGCGACGAAAAGGACGAGAAACACATCTGCCCGCTACAGCTCGGACTGATCCGGCGCTGCGTGGAGCTGTGGTCTGCCGAGGGCGACGTGGTTTTATCTCCGTTCGCTGGCGTTGGCTCAGAGGGATTTGTCGCGCTGGACGAGGGGCGGAAGTTCATTGGCATCGAGTTGAAACCTGGTTACTTTTCGACGGCGATTAAGCACCTGGAGAGCGCGGAGGCATATGCCGGCGCTCAAGGAGGGCTATTCGATGCCATCGACTGAAAACCCCATCGCCACCGCCCAGCGCGAGCAGCGCGAAGCGGCGGCGCGGTACATCGCGGACGGGCACCCGCTGGCTGAGCTTGGCATGGGTGACTGGTTTGCGGAGGAGTTCATTCTCATGCAAGAGGCCCGGCCATGATCCGCCCATGGACGCTCGCCGAATCCCGCCTGATTGCGGAGCGGGTGATGGAGTGGCAGGTGACGGAGCACCAAGGCCACTTGTTTTTCGCCACCGCTGATCAGAAGCCGTGGTGGTTGCCTACTCGCTCCATTCCCCACTGGCCCGCCGATCCAGCAGCCGCCGCCATGGCGCTGGCGGCGATACAGATGGACGGGTGGCGCGTCGAGTTCGGCTTTTGGACGGGGGCGAGCCATGCGTTCTGCGTGCGGCTGCGGCACCCGATCACCAAAGACGCAGCCGAGGGTAACGCGCGGGAGTGGTCCGAGGCTGTGATGCTGGCGGTTTTGGCGGCGGTGGAGGGATGAGGGATGTCCATCAATACGCCGATGAGCCACTGAAGCCATATTTGCCAAATTCCATGCGGCGACTTGGGCACAAGGCAGATGGAGCGATTGCGGGGAGGCAGCGGAGCCACGTGCAGGCTGATTGGACATGGGAGGAGATGTTTATGCAGGACGATGAGGCCAGAAAATGATTCGATATCCACGCGGTGAGAGGCCATGAGGCCGCCCGATGTTGAGTTCGCCGTCCTGGGCGTGCCAGGTCCTCAAGGCTCAAAACGCCACGTAGGCGGCGGGCGCATGATCGAAAGCAGTAAGAAAGTGGCACCATGGCGTGATTCCGTGGCATGGGCTGCGCGGGAAGCCATGGCGGGGCGTCCGCCGATTGACGGACCGGTGCGGTGTCAGATGGTGTTCATCTTCCCGCGGCCAAAGTCCCGCAAGCGGACGGCGTTACATGATCGGAAGCCGGATCTATCTAAGCTCATCCGCTCGACGGAGGACGCGCTGACCACGGGAGGGGCCTGGGCTGATGACGCGCGGGTTGTGGAGTACGTCAACACGTGCAAGCGGTACACCGATGAGATGCCACCGGGCTCGATTACGAGCGGCGCCGCGATCCGAATATGGCGGGCCACGCCATGACCATCCTCGACCAACTCAAGCGCGCCGGCGCCGTGCTGGTGCGACAAAAGAATCATCAGGTGTGGCGGCTGCCTACGGGCGGCGCTATGTGATGGCGCAGACGCCCAGCGATGGGCGAGCGGGTAGGAATCAGGCGGCCGTGCTCAAGCGGCTGATGCGGGCGAAGTAGACGGAAAGAGGGAGCTAATGACACGGTTTGAGAGAGTGGCGGTGGAAATCACCAAAGGCGTCGCTGTCGATAAGCAAACGGCGATAGCCATGAAAGGCGGAGATGCGTACAGCCCTCCACAAGAAAGCGATCAGCCAACGTATTACGCGCCACCACCGCTGCGGACGGTGCCTATCGACCCATCGTTTACCGACCTGACCGGGAATAAATTCGGGCGGCTGACCGTGCTGGGTTTGGCAGCCGCCGGGCTAGGCGGGAAGAAAAAGCGCTGGGCGTGCCGTTGCACCTGTGGAAAGTACTCTACCCATCGACCGTCCGCGCTGTTAGCCGGAAATGAGGACCGGTGCCACGATTGCCGTATTAAACGAGCGGCGACCGATGGGATCGGCGGGCGCTGCGTTGCGTGCGGCGGGTTGGCGCGATTTATGCCCTATTGCGGGAAGTGCGGTAAAGCGCGAGGGCGCGAGGCGCCTAGCGTTACGCAGATTGTGCTGAAAGGAGGCGTATAATGCCGCGCGCCCGTAACATCAAACCTGGATTCTTTGAGAGCGACGACCCGGCAAAGGTTGGGTATCCGCAGCGCCTTTTGTGGATCGCCATGTGGACGCTGGCGGACAAGGAAGGCCGCCTGGAGTACCGCCCGACGCGGCTCAAAAAGTACGCCTTTGGCTTCGATCCGGCGACCGTGGAAGACGTCGCGCAGTGGGTTCACGACCTCCACGACGCCGGGCTGATAGTCCTTTATCCGGTCGGTTCTGTCGAGGTGATCCAGTGCGTGAACTTCCTGAAGCACCAGCGGCCGCACTATAAGGACCCGGAGAGTGAGTTCCCGCCTCCCCAAAGTTCCCCAAAGTTCCCCGGGATTTCGGTCAATGATAAGCCGATCATAGACGATTTCCCCAAAGTTCCCCAAAGTTCCCCGGGGAATCCTGGGGAAACGATTGATGATACGTCAATGATAGAGGCAAATCCCGGGGAATCCTGGGGAAACGGCCTATCATTGGCCGATCATAGACGATTTCCCCAAAGTTCCCCAGGATTTGCCTCTATGATAGGGGGGGTTCCCGGTATGAATGTTGAATGTGGAATGTTGAATGTGGAAGGGGGAAGGGGGAATGGCGCGCTATCGCCCGCCCCGCCCCCGCCGCAGCAACTCCGCATCGACGACAGCGGGCCGGACCCGGAAAAGCTTTTCCAGACGGCGGCGAAGTTCGCATGTGAGAACTTGCCAGCCGGCGGCGATGTCGGGCTTACGGCTTCAGCCATGCGCTCGGAGTTTCAGAAGTCGGCCAGCTTCGAGGGTAACCCGGCCGGGTTCTGCCTGGCCTACACTGCCAGCGTCCGCAAGTGGCGCGCGGCATATGACGCCAACCCGGATCTGCGGACGAAGCAGGCGCAATGGTGGACCCGCGACGGCACGTACTCGCAATCCCCGCCGGCACCACGGGCACCGCGGCGGTTCGGGCCGGTGGACCTGAAGGCCGGGTTGGAGGTGGACGATGCCCTGTAACCGCGGCACGGCCACCGCCCAGCTCAACCGAATGTCGAATCTCCAGGGGTTCGGCTTCATGGCGCCGGAGACGTTCACCTCGCTCATTGACGTGCTCGCCAGTCATTCCGACGATGCGGCGCACGCTCGGGCGGCGGTGGATCTGCTATTGGCCCGCAAATCGCTTCCAACGGGGCCGCAAGACATCGCGGACGCGCTGAACGAGGCGAAGCATGGGCAGCCGGTAAACGAGGCACCTCGGGCAAATACGGGAGGGTGCGGGCGCGAGATTCCAGGGTTGACGTACTGGGACTACGATCCAAACTCGCGCGGGCTTGAAAAGATCCACCACCCGGCACGATGCGCAGGTGGAAAAATCCGCGTCACGATGTGGGTACGGGTGGAGGGCATGGTGGACGATCAAGGGAATCTGCTCAAGCAGCCGTACCACTTCAGCGGGAAATGCCGTTGCGCTGGTGGCACGCTATGAAACGAGTTCTGTCCGAGCACCGAACCAGCCAAGCGGCAATTGCGCGACTGAATACGCTGGTCGAGGAGCAGTGCCGGGTGATATCGGCGCTAGAGCAGCGGCTGACGATGCAGGGCGGTCGGATACGGGCGCTGGAGCTGGATCGGGAGACGCTGAAAGAATCCCCTTGACATTCCGAGAACCGTCTTGTACAGTTCGTAATTGAGCATGGCTGTTGTCGAATGGCCAGGCTTCGCCTCCGACGGGGTTTGAAGTGGTGGTAGACGTCGCCAGCCCTTACGGGCTCCCAATCGAGGAGATGCGCTTGGATACCTTGAAACTGGCCGGACCGACTGTGATTTGCGAGAACGCAAGCGGTAAGCGGCGACCTATCAGCCTTGCAACCCTGCGCATCCTCAAAACCGCTGGTGCCGTGGCGCGGCTGATCCAGCGCAAAAAAGACAAGGCGATCACGCGCGTGTTTCTCTTGGCTGAACCAAACGAGATCGCCACGCGGATAACGGCGCAGGCGACTGTGGTAAAGGTGCTGCCGAACACGTACACCCACCGCTCCTCGCTGATGGCTGGGCTCTAATGACGCCAGCGCAGATACTTGCCGACAACCTGCGAGCGACGATTGACCACATGGGCTACGTTCCATGCGCAGAGGCTACGGCAGCCCGCAACGCCACGATCACGGACGTGTACGGCGTGGCGTGCTACAGCAAGACGGACATATGCCCACCTCCCCGCCCCGATGGTGCGCACGATGTCGAGAGGCCCACGTCGGCGCCTGCCCCCAACGTCAGCCAAGGGTAGACGCCAGGCCGCACGCTACGGCGCGTGGGTATGACGGACGGTGGCAGAAGATACGGGCGATCAAGCGGGCGCGTGATCCGTTGTGTGAGTGGTGCAAGGAAGCAGGGATTGCGCGGCTGGCTGATCTAGTGGATCACTTCATCCCGCTGGCTGCTGGCGGAACGCACAACGACGAGAATCTCGTTAGCATGTGTCGCCCCCATCACGGAATCAAGACGGAAGATGACAAGCGCAAATACCCGAACGTGTACGGTGTGCCGAAAAGAGTTTAAGCGCAAGCAGCGGAAGAAGGACGCCGCGCGGTGCTGTTCGCGTGAGTGCGGGTTCAAGTTTATTCGCGATACCAAGCGAGAGGCGCTACTGGTGAAGATCACAGGAAGCGCCTGTTTTGCTGAGTGGCGGCATTGCAGGTATTGCGAGGAATTGTTTCTTGCGAAGGTTGAATCTAAGTGGTTTTGCTCTATACCGTGCAGTTCAAAAAAGAACACACTAGCAGGCACGACCTGCGTTGACTGTGGAGCGAAGCGCGAACATTATTCACAGCGTTGTGCTATATGCCGCTCTAAGCGTGCTGAAAGTGTTAAACACAGTGAGCCAATAAAGCGCGGCAGGAAACAGGCTAAGGCAAGGCGAAGGGCTAGAGGCAAGGCAGTGATTTCGGCTCCAGTATCTCTGGCTGATGTAGTGCGAGCGCATGGCAAGCGATGCCACTTATGTGGCAAGGCAGTGGACCTGAGCACGACCAACCAACCGAAGTCAGCGACAATGGACCACGTGGTACCGCTGGCGCTGGGCGGCTGGCACGACCTGAGCAACCTGCGGCCAGCGCACCACCTGTGCAATAGCCTGAAAGGCGCACAGTTCACAGGGCAGCTGATGCTAACGTGTTGATTCTAATGTAGATGGGTGGGGGTAGGAGAAATCCTAAAAACGGAATTTTTATACAC